GTCGGAGCTCACTGTCCCCTTAGGGACCGACACACGTAGCCTTTTGATCGAACTATCGTCCAAACCCATGCCAGGCTTGCTCGGAATGGTTTCCCACGCATCAAGCTCCGCCCTCGCCAAGGGTTCCATCGTGATTCGATCGCATACTATGTCAGTAAGTGAAGAGTTCATGATCAGGCGGAGCCGTCCTTCAGACAGCTTCCGCTCCGAGTGGGGTTCATTCTTTATGAAGATCCGCACGACGTCCCGCGCGCCAAGTACCAAGCACTGTTCGGCATCCGGAAACACCCCGAAGGGGTCCATGCCGAGTCGTACTCGCATCCTGGCGCGCACCGCCACGCAGAGACTCTCCGACTGTTTGAGCAGTACATCACGAATTGTCTTACAACCCAGGGCCATCCAAGGCAACCCGGGAGAAGCACGCATTCGCGCGGAGGCCCCCCACGCCAACTTCAGGATTTGCTCATCCGTTGGCTCTAGATACTCTCCTTCTTTTGTGAAGAAGTCCGGGTGCGGCTCAGCACTCGGGTATTGCTCGACTATCCGGTCGAGCGCGGACTCCAGCCCCTCTGGAGATTCAACCAACTCCTGCCCTTCAAAGATGCCCATATGAACTATCATTGACCTTTGCTGGGCTGCGAGGTCGCGCTCGGGGAAGGAGAGGCCTGAGCAGGCTGGGATGCCTGCGAGGCCCGTTTCTCCTTCTGTCGTTCGCGACGCCGCTGCGTCTTGGAGGGCTGTGGTTGCCTTGTTTGAGGCGGGTTGGAACCACCGGACGAAACCGATGTCCCTGAGGCCTGTAATACTACCCCGGCCGACGCCGAGGGTGTAGCCTGCCCGCTCCCAAAGGAGTTGGTGGTAGGGTTTGGGGTCCCCACCACACCCGAGGGAACTCCGACCGGGATTTTGGTCGTCGTCTCTTTTCCCTCCTCGGTAGCGCCACCAACTTTCGCTGATTCGCCGAACTTCCTACGGCCTGAGCGAGTGCGGTATTTCTTGCGGC